AACTTTATCGTTTAATCCCAGTTGTCCGTATGTATTATCACCCCATGTCCATAAACTACCATCATTACGAATTGCAAATGTAGAACCATTGCCTAATATTGCCGTAGTCCAACTACTTGTACCAATTTGTACAGGACTAGACCTGTCGTTAGTGGAGTTTATACCTAGTTGCCCGTAACCATTAGAGCCCCAGGCAAATAATTTACCATCATTACGTATAGCTAACTTATTGGCTGAGCCACCATTTATATATACCCAACTAGTTCCAGTTGAACCTATTGTAGTTAAATATGAATTATATGAAACTGTTAATGGAGATGTTGTTAGTGCAGTAATTTGTACTGGACTACTTCTTGATATACCATAACCATCGCCAATATACGTTCCATGGCCCCATGTGTATAATTCGCCCCCCGTGGTTATTCCCATAGTCATGTTTTTACCACTAGTAATCATAGCCCAACTATCTATACCAATTAGTACAGGACTAGACCTGCTGATAGTGGAGTTTATACCTAGTTGCCCGTTTGTATTACTACCCCAGGCAAATAACGCACCACTGACAGTTATACCGGCCATCATGTCGGTGCCAGCACTAACCATAAGCCAATTACTTGTACCAACTTGTACTGGACTACTACGATGTACCTGATCACCTAATCCGAGTAGTCCACCAGTATTATTTCCCCATGACCATAACTTTTGATTTGAATCTATAGCGGCACTATTTGGAGAGGGAATACCACCGTTTTGAATCAATTTACTCCAGGTACCTGTACCAATTTGTACCGGACTACTTCTATGTAGAATATTATTTAAACCAAGTTCTCCAAAAGTATTACCACCCCATGACCATAATGTATTATCTGCACGTAGTGCTAGTGCAGTTCCGTAACTACCCATGTTTCCATTAACTGAAATACTAGTCCAGCTACTTGTACCAATTTGTACCGGACTACTACGATGTATCCTATCATTTAATCCTAATTCTCCATGGGAATTAGATCCCCAAGCAAATAATACACCGTCATTTCTTATAGCAAATAGTGAACCTATTTGATTATATGCTACTGTAGTCCAACTACGCTGTGCTATAGCTATACTACTTGTATATGATTTTTGTATTTGAGATGTACTTAATGAACCAGTTAATGTTGGACTGGAAAGCTGTGTGGTATTATTGTTACCGGATTGGCCTTGGGAAACATTACCCCAAACAAACAACAAGTTGTCATTACGCACCCCAAAACGACCGCTGGAGGTGCCTGCTGCACCACCTAATGCAATCCAACTACTTGTACCAATTTGTACTGGACTACTTCTAGAGATAAGAGTATTATCACCCAATTGTCCTTCACCATTTCGACCCCAAGCCCATAGTGTGCCATTTGATTTTATAGCTATACTATTAATACCGGTTAATACCTGAGTCCAGCTTGAAGGTTCCCCCCATACTGATGACATACTATTATTACCAAGTTGACCATTAAAGCCTAAACCCCAAGCATATATTAGTCCATTATAATCAATAGCATAAGAAGTGTCACCGTTAGCACTAACCTTACTCCAATTATTAATCCCAAGTTGTACTGGGCTACTACGATGTACTAAGGTGACATCATTGTTACCTAATTGACCATATGTATTAGCACCCCAAGCGAATAGTTTGCCATCACTTCGAATGCCTATTGTATGACTTAAACCGCTTGCTATCTGACTCCATGACTGTGCACCAATCAATGCAGGACTAGATTTAAAAGTTCTATCTTCTGTACCTAATTGACCCCATGTATTGTCACCAAACATGTATAATGATTCTACATCTACTCCCGTTGAGGGCTGGACAGTTAATAACCACTTTTCTAATGACATACTTTACCCACCAAACTCTGGCCAAATAATGTTAAACGGATCTGTCTGTGTAGTAATATCAGCTAATGCTTGCATATATGCATCCATTAATGTTAAATTATCTACAGGTGTTTCGCCCAGTCTAACTTGTCTATCATAACGAGTATATCTCCACTCAAATGATGACATTCTAGTATCACGTTCACCTCTTATTAGGTTCCATTGTGCATTAGTACTAAATTCTTGTTGTAATTGTATATCCTCTGGAGTAGGTTCATATACTGCAAATCTTGGTAACTCAATAATGTCCATTGTCTCATATGCTACACCATCAGAAAAATATTGTCTAGGGTTATCTATTTTTTGTGTTTCTGGATTATATTCAGGATACGCTTTAACTAAAGTATACCAACCAACAGACAATCTTTCTTCTTCAGTAAATACATGAAAATTACTGATGTTTTTCCAATTATTTGGAATAAGGTCATATACACCTTCTATGTTACCGTCAACTACATGTGCATAATTAGCCATTATAAATTCTGCCCTGAAATGAATGCTTGCCAGTTTGTACCACCATCAACTGTAAAGAACGCAAAAACGTCTTCTTTACCATTAGATGAAGTTAGTGTAGGAGCCGTACCTGTTGGCCAATGAAAGCTTGCAGGCCATGTGACTGACCGTGCTGTTCCGTCTGCTGTAAAGATTAATACAAATGAACTTACTCTTCCTGATGCTTGTATATTAGACAATGTTATAGAAGTTATATTTGCGTTTAATGCCACTGTAAATACTGCGGCTGTGTTTAGATTTAGTGCCAAGGCGCCTGCAGAAATAGTTGCGGCCGCACTTACTTCTGCTGAATTATTAGGTAAAAATATTTTATTATCGTCAATGACGGTTGAACTGCTTACTTTTATGGCCATCTTCGCTCCTTTGAACTCGGCTACTACTATTTATCTTTTTTTAAGAGCGTCTATATCCTCTTGCTGTTTTTTCACGGCTTCTATTAAGAATGCAATTATTGGTATATAATTAACAGCTTTCTGTCCTTGTTGATTTGTATTTACAAGTTCAGGTAGTATCTTCTCAACCATCTGCGCCATTAGACCATATGATTTCTTTTTACTATCAGCCCAATTGAATCCCATACCAAACAACTGTGACAATACTGCCATTGGATCAGTTATTGATTCCTGATTCTCTTTCAATGTAGCGTCAGACAATGTGTTTAAGTCTGTAACAGTTAATGTACCTGTACCAGGAACAAACTGTAGCTTAGTTGATGATATGCCAGCTGTTAAGAAACCACCAGAAGAACTTGTAGCATATACAGGATAATATGTTGTGCCAGAACCCGTATCATCTGTAATAGTGGGAATAGCTTGAGACCAAGTTAAATTACCCGTACCGTCTGTCTTTAAGAAATGATTAGCTGTTCCATTAGCAATGTGAATATTTGATACTGAACCCAAGTTAACATTGCTAACATTTGCAAAGTTGACTGTGTTAGTAGTAAAGTTGACCGTGCCGGTAGTAAAATTAACTGTGGTGGCAGCATTACTTACCGTTAATCCAGTTAGTGCGCCTACACTAGTAATATTAGGTTGACTTGATGCACTAGATACAATAGTACCATAGAAGTAGTTAGCACTAATATAATTAGCGCCAATGATGTTACCAGTAATATTTGCATTACCAGCTATGATGTTACCAGTAATATTTGCGTTACCAGTAACAGATGTACCTGTACTTGTAACAACTAATATGTTAGCGTTTCCGCCTGCGCTAACTGTTACATTACCATTAGCTGAAGGTATGTTAATATTGCTATTACCATTACTGAATAAACCAGTGAAGTAGTTTGCACTAATCAAGTTAGCACCAGTAATACTACCGCCTGCCCCTGCGCCAGCACTAATATTATTAGCAATCACATTGCCTGTAGAGGTTAATGTTCCTGCTACATTAATACCTGTACCAGTAACAACTAGGATGTTAGCATTTCCAACAGCACTGATATTAACATTGCCGTTTGCAGATGGTATATTTACATTACTATTACCATTACTAATAGATGATCCGCCGCCTCCGCCACCTGATTGTGCAACCCACGATAAGCTTCCTGCTCCGTCAGTCTGTAATACGTAGCCATTAGTTCCACCTGTAATAACTACATTACCAACTGCACCTAAATTACTTTGACCGGTTACATTTAATGTACCAGATACATTTACCCCAGTTCCAGTAACTATAGCAGTAGTATTACCTACAGCAGTAATATTGATATTACCATTTGCGGCTGGAATAGACACTGCACTGTTACCATTTCCTAAGGTAGAGCTTGAACTTATACTTACCCAAGCTAAATTACCTGTGCCATCTGTTTGTAGATATTGACTACTGGAACCGCCGGTAATTCTAACATTACCTACATTTCCTAAATTAGCAGTAGTGGTTGCAACAAAGTTATTTGCTGTAAGAGTTGTAGTTGTTTTATTAAATGTCAACCCTGCATTGCCGCCAAAAGTACTACCATCATTAAATTGAATAAATGTATTACTTCCACCTGGTGTTCCGCCGCCACCAAAAGACCATGCAACACCATTAGCATATAGTAAGTTGTCAGTTAATACATTACCTGCACTTATATTACCTGTAACCGCTAAGTTACTTAATGTACCAACACTAGTAATGTTTGGTTGTGCATTAGTATAAACAGTACTAGAAACTAATGCGTTCGCTACTTGACCTGAAACATTAGCACCAGCTACACTATTAGCAGTTGCCGCAAATGAAACTTCACCTGAAACATTAGCACCAGCTACACTATTTGCAGTACTTGCATATGCGACCGCGCCTGAAACATTAGCACCAGCTACTGAATATGCAGTGTTTGCAACGTTTGCATTTGCTACAAAACCGGTTACATTAGCACCAGCTACACTATTAGCAGTTGCCGCAAATGAAACTTCACCTGAAACATTAGCACCAGCTACTGCATTAGCTGTAGTAGCATATGTTGCCAATCCAACACTTATATTTGCAATATTAGCATCAGTTACAACAATATTACCATTCATGCCACCATGAGCAGAACATTGGTATTTGTAATTACCTGTTATACCATATGGAACTTTCCAATATAATGTTCCTGATATTTGTCCTTGAGCTGAAGTAGTAGATAATACTGTTCCTGTACTATCAACATGTTCTAAGCCAGTACTGTAATTTGCGCCACCACTTGTTTGAATTAAGAATGGATGTCCTGATACATTCAAATTAAATGCTAATGTTTGACCACTAGTAACATATAATGCAGGATTGACTGTAGCACCATATTGGTCAAAAATATACCCGGAAGATCCACTAGCAGTGACATTTAGTCGTGTTGTGCCTTGCAGATATAATTTATCTGTACTTAGTCCGGCTGTGGTAAAAGTTGTGATATTACCAAAAGTTAATGCACTTAATTGACTACCATTACCGGTAAAGAAGTTAGCTGTTGCTAGATTACCTAAATTAGCATTACCGGATGTGATATTGCCTGTTATAGCTAAACTTGTTAGTGTACCGACACTTGTTATATTTGGTTGTGCGGCTGTGGTTAGAGTTCCAGTAACATAATTAGCACTAACTAAATTAGCACCATTGATGTTACTAGCTGTTACATTGGCAAAGGTGTAATTATCAGTTGTATCTAAATTAAACGGTTGTAACTTTGTAATTGCCATGTAGTAGTTCTCTTAATATAATCCATCTATGTATTTAATCCAATTTGTTTTGTAACAGTTACACAGTTATTTCAATATAATGTATCTTCATTCCACGAATTATTTTAGTGTGTTGTTAATTTTATTCTTTTAAGTTGATGAATATCCTGCGGCTGCAAGATAATATCTAGCAGTACCGACACCTGCTGTATCACTTGCAACAACTCCTGTGTTACTTACTAAGTTGGTTATTGAATATACTACGCCAGAATTATTACCACCATATCCAAAAATAGCCTTATCTGTTCCATAACCTGCGGCTCCTAAACTATCTCTATCAGTACCAACACCTGTAGTATCAGTAGCTACAACACCTGTGTTTGATACTAGATTGGTTATTGCTGTTACACCAGTACCACCTGAAACTTCGCCATAACCAAATATAGCCTTATCCCCGCCATAGCCTGCGGCTGCTAAAGTACCTCTAGCAGTACCGACACCTGCAGTATCAGTAGAAACAACACCGGTGTTTGATACTAGATTGGTTATTGATCGATAAAGTCCACCATTGTTACCATATCCAAATAGTGCTTTATCACTACCATACCCGGCGGCTGCTAGTGAATGTCTTGCAGTACCGACGCCTGCAGTATCACTAGCAACTACACCTGTATTTGATACTAAGTTGGTGATTGCGGTTACTGATGCACTAGCTCCATATCCAAATATAGCTTTATCAGTACCATAACCTGCGGCTGCTAATCCACTTCTAGCAGTTCCTACTCCAGCAGTATCACTAGCAACTACACCGGTATTTGATACTAGGTTGGTTACCGACACACCGAACGCAGCACCAGTCCCATATCCAAATATAGCCTTATCACCACCATAACCAGCGGCTGCTAGTGAATTTCTAGGAGTGCCTACACCAGTAACGTCTGCGGCTACTACACCGGTATTACTTACTAGGTTGGTTATTGATACATAAGCACTAGCGTATCCATATCCAAATATAGCTTTCTGTGTGCCAGGACTAGGCGGCAGAGGCCAGTTATTGGCTTGTTTAGCTTGCATCTGTTGAGTAGCGTTGTAAAATCCAGAATTTGATGCGGCATTAACCTGTGTAGCAGACATTACACCGCCATAATATCTTTTAACCATTTTAGCTTATATCCTCATAACTGCAAGTAACACATAATGTGTTAGCTGTACCGGCTATAGCTCCTAAACTACTGTTTTCTTCTAAGTAATACTGACTTGTTTTATCAATAACATTTAATGTGCTATTGCTAGGAACACTTACATTACCCACAAGTTGAAATAATGTTCCACCAACGTTGGCTGCATTGTAATAACCAACTGTTACATTGGCTGCGTTAGCTCCATAGTTTGCTACGTTTAATACGTTTACTTTTAAGCATTTTCCACTACCGCTAGCATTGTTTAATACTGTAGTTGCACTTGTTGTTGTTAGGTTTGCACCCGTTGTTTTACCATTGATTGTTGTTGCACTGATTATGTTTGGTGCTGCCATATTATCCTCCAAATATTAATGAATAGCCTACTGCGGCAGCTGATGATGCTCCACCACCGCCTCCAGCGGTTAAATTGATTGTTGTTACTTCTATATAACTGCCATTTGCAGGGGCACTGCTGAATGTGATGTTTGCTCCAGATAATGTATAATCTGAACGTAATACTGTTACACCATTATAGTTAACACTAGTTTGATTTATGCCAATTGGAGTAGTGCTTAAAGTAAATATTGTTTGTACACCATTACCAGTAAAGTTATCTACTGTTACGTTTGCCGCATTACCACCACTTTGTGCCACCCAATCTAAGTTACCCGCACCATCTGTACTTAATACATAATTAGCAGTACCGCCGGTTATACGAACATTACCTACATTACCTAAACTGATGTTAGATCCGGTAAACGTTACATTACCAGTAGTATTCAATGTTCCAGAAATATTAGCACCTGTACCAGTAACAGTTACAATATTTGCATTACCAACAGCACTCATTGTGATATTGCCATTAGCTGTTGAAATACTTACATTGCTATTGCCATTACTAATATTACTTGGATTAGTACTTACTGTAGACCAACTTAAATTACCAGATCCATCTGTCTGTAGATATTGTCCATTTGAGCCACCGGTAATATGTACATTACTTACTGGACCTAATGCTATATTAGCAGTAGTTGTAAAGTTTACTACCCCGGTTGCATTACTTACTGTTAATCCAAGCAATGATCCAACCGTTGTTATATTTGGTTGTGCATTTGTATATACTGTACCGGATACTAATGCATTGGCTACTTGCCCACTAACATTAGCCCCTGCTACACTATTAGCAGTTGTTGCAAATGTAGATAAATTAGCAGTACCATATAAGTTACCAGTAAAGTAATTAGCGGTAACACTATTACCTAAGTTTGCATTGCTGGCTGTTATGTTGCCTGAAGCAGTAAATGTGTTGGCTGAAATAACATTAACATTAGATACATTACCACCTGAACCAGATGTAACAATATTGCCAATTGTTGCATTACCTGTTACATTTAGTGTTCCTGCTACATTAACACCCGTGCCTGTTACAATTAAGATATTTGCATTACCTGCTACACTAGTTGTTACATTACCGTTTGCAGATACTAATACATTACTGTTCCCATTTACAATAGTATTACCTGCACTAACTGTAATACCAGTTAATAAACTACCATTGCCAGTAAAGAAATTAGCCGATACATTATTGCCTAAATTAGCATTACCTGATGTAATATTACCCGTTACATCTAAACTTGTTAGTGTACCAACACTTGTGATGTTTGGTTGTGCGGCTGTATATACAGTACCTGCAACTAACGCATTACCAACTTGACCAGTTACGTTAGCACCTGCTACTGAAGTTGCTGTAACTCCGGTTAACAAGCTACCATTTCCAGTGAAGAAGTTAGCTGATATATTGTTGCCTAAATTAGCATTACCAGAAGTGATATTACCACTTACACTTAAACTACTTAATGTACCAATTGAGGTTATATTTGGTTGAGCTGCCGTTGTTAGTGAACCACCCAATGTTGTTGCTAGTACATCTGTGGCACCCAAATTGCCTACATTAGCATTACCGGTACTGTTTAGTGTACCGGATACATTTACGCCGGTGCCAGTAACAATGAATATATTACTGTTTCCTGCAACACTTGTCGTTACATTGCCATTGGCTGCTACCGTTACATTGCTATTGCCATTAACAATACTATTACCTGCGCTTACTGTAATACCCGTTAATAAGCTACCATTACCTACAAAGAAATTAGCTGTAGCCGCATTTCCTAAATTAGCATTAGTTGTGGTAATATTGGCAAAGGTGTAATTAGCGGTTGTATCTAAATTGAACGGTTGTAATTTTGTAATTGCCATGCATTGTTTCTCTTATTAGTATAATTGGATTAATTTTATAACCCCATGTATGTATTTAATCCAATTTGTTTTGTAACAGTTACACAGTTATTTCAATCCAAGATGTTGTTTCTTCATCCCAACTATACATTTTATCATCATCTGGCATTGGTATAGGCGCTTCCCATAAGCATGTAGTTTCATTTAATACCCAACTATTATATGGTTTTGGTGGAATAAATGCATCTCTAGTATTATCATATGTATAGCCTATACCAGCATAATTTTTACGTAATGGTGTACCACCTTGAGTATGTACACCTCCAGATGTGTTATAGCTTGTTTGAATCCAGCTATTTGGATCTCCAAATAGACCTGTATCTACCACATCTTGTTCTATTACGATTACTTGTGTAACGATGTTATTTTCATCTATTTGTGCAAAATGACTCATTTTTTATTTCCTATACTATATTTAGTAGCATAATCATTGATTGTATTACATTAAAAGAGCTGAAATGCACTTGTTGGTGGGGTGAAGTTACTTGTATAACGTGCATAACCTTTTGTTATTCTGAGGTCATCCATGTAACCATTAAACGAGGAAATTACTGATCCAGAGGATGCATATCCTATGTATATGGTACTACCAGATCCATTCAGAATGTAATTAGATGCTACTGTCTGTGGAGATGAATTAGCTACACCATTTAAATAAAGTGTTATTGAAGTGCCCGATCTAACTAAGGCACCGTGATTCCAACTATTTGCAGATACTGCCGTTTGATGTGTAAGAGTATAGTTAGTTGACCCATTAGATATATCGGCAGCAAATGTGGATGTTCCAAGACGTATACTCCAGCCAATAACGGCTACCGTATCACCGGTTCGTTGCGCTATAAAAGCTTGATTTGCTATAGCAACAGTAGTGGCATAAAACCAAAACTCAATAGTAAAGTTACCTGTGTTAAATGCACCTGTTTGTCCTGCAGGTAGTATCAGATAATCACCGGTGCCATCAAAACTCATACTACTTCCGCCAAACTTACTTACTGCTGTACTTAGTTTAGCATCAGCAACAGTTTCCATGTTATTCATCATTGCGGCATCGTATATACCTGCACTGGTCATATTAGTTAGTAATACTGTATTTTGTACTGCGGTTAGTGGTTGTGTAGGTGGTACGAAATTTGAAATATATACTGCGGTACCTTTTACAACACGCACATCTGACAAGTAACCTGTGATTTTTACATCAGCGTCAACTGGGCTACTTCCAATACTACATCTATTATCAGTAAAATTAGTTGATGAGCTTGTATTGGTAGCCACTGCTACTCCATCTAAGTACGCTGTTAAAGTAGTAGATTTTCTAACTATTGCTAAGTGATACCATCTGCCTGTTGTAACAATTGCATTAGATAAAATTGCACTACCGCCATTCCATACTTGAATTTTACCAGAGTCAACAATACCTAAAAAGAATCCAGTACTAGACCCCGCAGCAGTTCTAAAATCTAGAATACACTGGGCCGTATTACTTGTGGTTAAATAGAAATTTGCTTCTACAGTAAAATCCCCAGCACCAAGTGCTAGTGCTGAATTATTGGGAGTTATTAAATTGTCCCCAGTACCATCAAAATAACCACTACCACCTATTGTACTTGGTGTATAGCCATTAGTTGTTGCACTAGTAAACCCAAATGGGTTTTGTATTGTTGGTTTACTATCCCCTGCGGCAGTAATCGTAAAGTTGTTTGTACTGTTATCTATAAATGTTGGTGATTGACAGGTTAATAAACTTGTATTCGCAATTGCTGTTAGTGGGCTTGTCGGTGGGGTGAATGTTGCGGTATAGACGGCTGTCCCATTAACAATTCGTAGGTTGGATATATAACCTGTAAATGGTGAATTAACTGTTGGATTAACGGCAGCTCCAATAATTGTAGGTGAAGTATTTGTATAAATTGCTGATGCGCTTGTAGATGTAGTACCAGCAACACCGTTTAGATATGGAGTAAAAGTGCTTCCGTTTCTTACCAACGCTACATGAATCCAAGTATTTACTGAAATATTACCAAAAGATACCCCACTTGCAATATTCCATGTGCTACCGTTTGAACTTAGGTAGTAGTTTAGAGTACCAGTTGAGGCTGTGTAAAGGGCGTAATTTATAGTTGATCCACTTTGATATGCACTAAGTAATTGTTGCCCAGATGCAACACTTGAAAAATATGCCCAAAATTCAATTGTGAAATTATTACTACCTAATTGCCCGCCAGCACTATATGGAGCACTAACATAATCCCCCGTACCATCAAAATAACCACTATAACTTGTTGGGGTTACTGATGATGGATTGAATGGACTAAATCGTTGTACACTAGTATCACCGGCTTTTGTAATAGTAAAGTTGTTTATACTGTTATCTATAAAACGAGATGATTGGCAGGTTAATAAAACAGTATTTGTTATTGGTGTTAGTGGTGTTGTAGGTGGTGTAAATGTAGTTGTATATAATGCTGTGCCTTTTACTATACGAAAATTTGAAATATACCCTGGAAAGTAAGAACCATTAAATGATGCTTCTCTGCCAATGTTAAAAAAGGAACCAGCATTTAAATAAGGTTGAAAATTTTGATTAGCGGCAGTAGCTACAACAACGCCATTTAAATAAATTTTTGTTGTACCACTGCTTCTAACTAGAGCAGTATGATTCCACACATTACGTGTACAAGCAGTAGTTGCTGTAAGTAAAGTCACAGTAACTCCATCTGGGTACATACTAAAGTTTAAAAATCCTGAAGGATCTATGTAAAAATAGTAACTACGTGCAGAATTTGAACCTGTTGCAAGACCAAATAACATTGGATAGTTAGCAAAATTTGCACCAGTATGATTAAACCAACACTCCACGGTAAAATTACCAGTATTAAAATCAAATGCAGTATTATATGGAGTAGATAAGTAATCAGTTGTACCATTTAAAGATGCAGACCAGTTACCACCATAAGGACTAAATGTACCTTGAGTAGCATTACCAGCACGTGTAACTAAAAAGTTGTTTGTACTGTTATCTAAGAAAGTACTATTGTTTACTGGTTGATTGTTTTGTAATGTTAATAAACTTGTATTTGCTATAGCGGTTAAGGGTGCTGAGGGTGGGGTGAATGTTGTTGTATATACTGCTGTACCTTTAACTACACGCAAATCAGTAATAGATCCTAAAAAGAATCCACCAACACCTTCACCCAAACAACCGATATACATGCCATTGGTAGCACCAGCTGAATATGCACCGGCGGTTGTATATGTACTGCCACTCTGTACACCATTTACAAATAACTTCATTGAAGATCCAGAACGAGTTAATGCAACATGATTCCATTGACTATTGGCTACCGGTATTGTACCTGTAATAACAATCCCTGCACTAGGAACTTGTATGCACAGGTTTGATGTAATCCCGCTGCCATCATAAAACAATGCGTCTAGGTAGGTTCCGGACCCTGATCCAAAAGACCAAAGTCTTCGGCCGTATGGATCCAATGAAATTGTAGATGTGTTAACCCAACACTCTATGCAAAAGTCCGCATCAAATGAAAGGGCTGCATTGGCGGGTGCCTTTATATAATCCCCAGTACCATCAAAGTATCCACTACCATAACTACTATAAGATGTGTTTGGTATGAATGGGTCAAATGCACTTATTGATGTATTACCATAAACTGTTAAAGTAAAGTTGTTTGTACTGTTATCTATAAATCTATTAGATTGGCAGGTTAATAAACTTGTTCCGGAGATGGCAGTCAGTGGTGTTGTACTTGGAGTAAATGTAGTTGTGTATACCGCAGTGCCTTTAACTACTCGGAAGTTAGAAATATAACCAGTTACATAATCTGA